GGTGACAAGGACATGCTCACCCTGCCGGGACAGCACTACCGGAACGATGAGCTGATTGTCGTTAAGGAGTGGGACGCCAACGTCGCGTTTTACAAGCAGACGCTTGTTGGCGACACCAGCGACAACTATCCCGGCTGCCCGAAGATTGGTGACAAGAACCCGCTATTTCGCAGCAAGGAATGGCTAACTGCCACCACCGAAAAAGAGCTGTGGGCGCAAGTCCTGCATCAATACGAGAAGGCAGGATTTGATGAGCTGTATGCAATCACGCAGGCACGATGTGCCCGAATCTTGCGCCGCGGTGAGTTTGACCTGGATTCAGGTACTCCTCACCTGTGGGAACCACCGGTAATCTAAAGGTGGTTCTTCCTGTTCATGGAATACTTTCCGCCGATTGATGAACGTCTGATCGCGGCGTTAGGGGCCAAGTTCCCTGACCAAGCGCCGGACATTCAGATGTCTGAGAAAGAAGTCTGGTTCAACGCAGGTCGTGCTGACGTTGTCCGTTGGCTTGCTTTGAAACTCGAAGAGCAGAACCAGCAAAACCTGGAGGGGCTCTGATGTGTATGGGCGGCGGGGGTGGAGGCGGCACCACCATCACGATGCCAGACACTGGCAAGTACGACCGGATGTACGACCGTCAGATGCAGATGATGCAGATGGCGCAGTCGTCTGAGCTGACTGACCTGCAAGCAAGCCTGACTTCAGCGCAATCTGCGCAAGAAGACTTGCTTGAGAAGCTTGTTGACGTTCGCACTGAGCGGGCAGAAAACGTTGCTTCTGTTGAGGCTGAAGCTCGACGAATGTCGAACATCATCGGTGCGCCGCCGCCGGAAGCGTCTGCTGCTGCCCCTGTCACTGGGGCTGCACGGACTCAGAACAAGAGAGCGAATGAACGACCAGCCGGCAAGCGGGGCTTGCGGATTGGCCGTCAGGTCGCGTCAACCGCTGGCAGTGGTGCTGGCCTCAACATCATCTAAGGAGCAAACCCATGTGTTTCGGCGGCGGCTCGGCCCCTAAGGCCCCAGAAATCAAATACCAAGGCCCTTCCAAGGACGACATCAGGCGGCAAGAGCGGGAGCTTGAAGATTTCCAGCGACAAATCGCAGAGCAGCAGTCTTCTACTGCGGCGACGATTCAGGCGCAGATTGATAAGGCCAACCAGGACACAGCAGACCTCCAGACCAAATTCGACGAAGAGTTGTCGGCATTGGAGGAACAGACAGCTGGGATTGAAGAAGGCGCCACTGCCGCCGAGCAGGCTGCTGCCGCTGCTGAAGCTGCTGCCGCTGCGGCTGGCGGAACGTACACGCCGGTTGGTGCGTATGGAGTGACAGCTACCCAGAGCGAGGCACCTGCCGCGCAAACGACTACCACGATCAAAGCTAAGAAGAAGCCCAAGAGCACTTTGAAGATTTCGCCTTCCGCTACTGCTCAGGCGGGCAGCGGTCTCAACATCGGGGTCTGATCATGTGCAGCGGAAACAGCAAGCGGAAAGAGGCCAACCGCAAGGCGCGGAAGGAGCAGAAGAAAGCAAATCAGGAGGCCAAGGCGCGGCAGAGAGAGCTGGATCGGATTGCGCAGCAGCGCAGGATTGAGGCCCGCCAGCAAGACCGGCGGAGGGCAGATCTGGAGGCCCAGCAGGCGGCAGCACTCGCGGCAAGCCAGCAACAGGCGGCAACACTCCGTGACCAACAGGCGGCCAGGTTGGCGGAGATGTCAACGCGGCAGGACGCTGCGCGGGCTCGAACGGCAGAGCAGCAAGAGGTTGCGCGAGTCGCGACTGAGCGGGCAGAGCGGCGTCGTGGTGAGGCCTTGGCGGCTGGCGAGTCAGTGGCTTCGTCGCTTGAGGTGCTTTCAAAGCAGGGCGGCAAGCAAGGCAAGACCGCGACCCAATCAAAACGTCGAACCACCTCTAAAGGCAGCCGCCAGACCACAGCGTCATTGAGCATCGGCCAGACGGGCACTGGTGGCGGGTCTGGTTCCAACCTCAGCATCTAGCCATGAAGTCAGCCCAAAGCATCTACGACGGCTTGCAGAGCGAGCGGAACTACTGGCTGGATCGGGCACGCCGTTCGGCGTCCCTGACCATCCCGTATTTGATCCCCAGGTCAAACACTCCCTCGCAAGAGAACTACGACAGCTATGTGCTGCCGTGGAACGGGATCGGCCAGCGCGGGTGCAACAACCTCAGCGCAAAGCTGTTGATGGCGATCTTGCCTCCAACGGAAGCCTTCTTCCGTTTCACCCTCGACCCAGTCGAGATGGAGAAGCAGGAAGCGCAGATGCTGGATCAGGGCATGTCCCCTGATGAGGTTGCATCCATCCAGTCGGAGATGGAGCTGGCGCTGAACAAGCTTGAGCTGTCAATTCTGCGCAGCATCGAGACCAGCAACGACCGCGTGGTGGTGCATGAGGCGCTGCTGCATTTGATCGTTTCAGGCAACTGCTTGGTTTATGTCGGCGACGACGGTCTGGTTTGCTACCCGCTCAATCGTTATGTGCTGCTGCGCGATCCAGTGGGTGAACCGCTGACGGCTGTTGTTTGCGAAACGATGGCGATTGAGCAGTTGCCGGCAAGTATTCGCGGTGAGCTGCAGAAAGATGACGAGGAGTTCTATGGGATGGACGAATCGTCTGACCCGATGAACACCGGCCAGCCGGAGAGGACGGTCGACCTTTACACCTGCGTTCAGTGGAAAGGTGAAAGCGTCAGCTGGTGGCAGGAGATCAACAAGAAGGAGATTGAGGGGACCAGGGGCAACTCGAAAAAGTCAACGTCACCGTGGCTGCCGCTACGGATGACCTCGTTCCAGGCCAGCAGCTATGGCCCTGGCTACATCGAGTCAGCTTGCATCGCTGACCTGCAAACTGCAGAGGCATTGTCTCAAGCAGTGTCTGAGTGTGCATTAGTTAGTGCCCAGGTAAAACATCTGGTTAAGCCGTCTGGCGTGACCAATGCGAAGACACTTGCTGATGCTGCGAACGGCGCTTATCTGCCGGGCAACCCAGAGGACGTATTTACTGTCAGAACTGACAAGGGGAGTGACATCAATGTTGCTTTCACCGCGCTTCAGAGAATTGAACAGCGGTTGGCGGCATCATTCATGTTGGCCGAGATGCGAGACGCAGAGCGGGTTACAGCGGAAGAAGTCCGCATCCAAACCCTGCAAACGGAAAATGCTCTCGGGAATGTCTACGCAATTCTGACCAGTGAATTCCAAGCCCCGTATATCAGAAGACGCCTCGAACTTTATATGCGGCAGGGAGGAATGCAGCGCTTGCCGGAAGGACTTGTCCAGCCAATGGTCAGCGTGGGCTTGTCTGGTGTGGGCCGCGGCAATGACCTCGAAAAGACTGCACGGTTTATTCAAATTCTCCAGCAAGCGCTTGGCCCTGAGGGTATGGCGACCTACATCAACAACACGGAGTTGATCAAGAGATTGAGTAGCAGCATGGGTATTTCGCCTCTGGGTCTGGTTAAATCAGAGCAGCAAATTGCTGCTGAAATGCAACAAGCTCAACAAGCACAAATGGCTCAAGAGCTTGCTGCAAATCCCCAGGGCGTTGCGTCTGCTGCCGCAACTGTCCAGGAAATGAACACACCCACTGAGGAAACCAATGGCTGACATCACACCGGCACAAACCGTGCCCGTCGGGTACGACCCGCAGTTCGAGGGAGCTGAGGGATTAGTCGGACCCGGCCAGGAAGAGCTGGCTGCTGAGTTCATGGGACAGCCTGAGCCGCAGGCTGAGCCACAGCAGGATTCGGACTTGATTGGCGGGAAGTTCAAGACCAATGAGGACTTGCTTCGTGCTTATCAAGAGCTGGAGAGAAAGCAGAGTCAGTCGTCCACTGACTCCGCTGAAGCGTCCGCTTCAGATGGTTACACCTCTGAGCAGGCTGTCGAGGTCTATGGCGATGACATCGTCAATGCAGTGAATGAGGCTGGCCTGGATATGGCTGAGCTGATGTGGAAAGCCGACAACGGCAGTGACATCAGTGAGCACTACGACGCCTTGGCTGAAGCTGTTGGTGTCCCCCGCCAAGTGGTCGAGAACTATGTCTCCAAAGCGCAAGCCGGTGATGCTGTT